TTCCTCTACTGTACTTAGGCGACCTTCTTTACTAACGAAGTCACCGCCCAACTTCCTTAGAGACATAGCATAGAAAATCTGAACTTCAGGATCTACTTCTACTATTGTTATAATTTTATCCTTGGGTATTATAAATTCTTCTTCTCTGGAGAATTTCATCCATGGTTGAACTTTTGCACCTGATATTTTATTCGGAAGAGTTATCTCTTCTACTTGTATTGGGTTCTCTACTATTAGATAATCTCCATTTGTATCTTGTACATGAGTTACCATAGATAGTATTTCTTCTCCAGAGACTAATTTTAAAGCCGCGAGAAATTCTGGTTTCTTATTTTTATCTGATTCTGACATCTATAAACTCGTAGTTAAAGTTTTCTTCATTATAAATTTTTACTCTTTCGACAAGATGATTTAATGTATAGTTCCTTTTAGAACCTCTGGATATATCATCTGCAATGTCATACAAGACTGCTTTAGTCTTGTGGTCTCCTTTCCTCAAGACCCTACCGATTGACTGGAGGTTCCTGATTTTCGATTTCGATGGCGAAGCAAAGACAACGTTATGTAAGTTCCGAATATTAATCCCAGTGCTAAAAGTCCCATATGATGCCACAATAATACTGTCATGTGTAGTCTCAGCAATCTGTCGTGCCTTCTCTCTGTCCTCTGTATCGACCCCACCGTGGACTAAAAAGACCAGTCTGTCTTCTCCTACCTTATTATTTATCAGTTCAAAAAGGGGCATGCCATGCCGTTCAACGTAGTTGAACAGGACGAGAGTGTTACCAGATAGGTCACAAACTAGGTTACGTATGAACTTACTGCGTCCTTCATGCTCAACAAGGTAGTCCATTTCCTCTTGATAGTTATCAAAGGTATTAGAATCATGCTTGAGTATCAGTACTTTGATTTCAAATTCAGAAAGATGTCCCTCTTTAATAAGGGTTTCTGTCTTAGTAACCTTGTCCACAGTACCAAATACACCTTCGAGCACAAGGCGATTTGTTTGTGTACCATCTAAAGTACCTGTAAACCCTACGCGATATTTACAATCGTAGAGTTTATTCATGATACTTGTCAAAGACTTAGCTTTAAACAAGTGTGCTTCATCTCCTATTATAGCACCAAACTGCTCAAAATAATCTTTAGGTAACTTATATACTGACTGCCATGTGGTAATGATTACATCCTTTTCTGACCTAGGATCAGTACCTGCATATACTTTGTGGCAATGTTTCTTTGCGTTCCAACCATAGTCTTGGAAGTCTTTAAACATCTGTTCTACAAGAGATGTGGTGGGAACTACTATGAGTGTTTGTAATTTTTTTGCTGACCAGAATCTAGTCAACGCATAGATCATTAGAGATTTACCAGAACCTGTAGGTGACAGTAATAGTTTACGCTTGTTGCGTAGTGCTTCGTAGATACCTTTATACTGATAGTCTCTAACTTTATGTGGTAACTTTAATGTTTTTATCCAGTCTCCTAGTCCTTCGGGTGTAATGAACTCATCCACTTCTGATGGAAGTCCGTAAAATTCGTTGTCCCGATGTATAACTTCGTACCCTCTTTCTTCGCAAAACGCAACAACGTAAGGGAGAAGACCAACATAAATCTCGCCTGTACCTGGTGAGAATAGTTTAATTTTTCCATCCCAATACCTCTTCTTATAAGCTGACATGAACTTCGCAGCTGGTACCTCGAAGGTGAATTCGTCTGCTAACTCGTATTGAACATGAGGTTCACATTCTACTGTTAGATAAACTTCGTTCTTCTTCTGGATGTAGACATTAGATTTCATAACCCTTCAAAAATTTCGCGAACTCAATCGCATTCTTAATATAAAATGATCGGTTATTGATAGCCTGCATAATGGCTTTCAATGCTTCAACCATCTGGTTATAGTACTTGAGTTTAAGAACGGACTTAGAGTATACTTCATCAGCTTCCAGATATATTGGAACATCTGTCTTGATGAGTTTTATGGGAAATGGTTTATCCGCTTTACCAGTATAGTACTCCCACCTATGACGGTAGGTACGCTTTAGATCTAACTCTGCCTGATCCCGTAGGGTAGTAAAGCTATTGTAAAGTCTTAAATATTTAGCATGTAACTTGGGGATCTCTAAACTGTCATGGTCTAATTTTTCATCATTTAACTGGGAGTCTTTCTCCCACATATCATTCAAGGTGTCTAGATTCATACTTTCTTCTGATTCTTATCCGTGATCTCGTATATAGTATACTTAAAATTTACCTGTGCTGTAAAGTAATTAACGTCAGTAACTGATGCATCAAACTCAAGTGTACTCAAACTGGTAGGAAATATATTGAAGAAGTTGACAGTTGATATCGCATTGTAATTACTATTCAAAACTAACAAGCGAGCATCACTCATCTGTTTATCAAAGTCTTCAGTTCTTCCTTTCTCATCTACAGTATCAAGATACTGATAGAATTCTTCTTGGTGTTTAGGGTTTGTGAGTCCCTTTAACCACTTGTATATCTCATAGTAATTATCTAAATCTTCGTTTACTAAAAAACTTAGACTCAAATCACCAAAGCTCATCTTATCACCAGGTATTGTGTAATCCTTGATTGGTGTTTGGATCTCTTTAGTACCAATTTCTATAGGAGGTATTGATGCAGACTGACAAAAGTAATCTACGTTAGGGGTTCTGCCAATTACAAATTTAAAACCAACTGGAGATAAAAAGTTTTTATTGGAAGGACTGAATAGTGTATTTTCCATTAGTTGAACACAGGTCTCCATCTGTATTTATTATAGCATAAAAAAAGGAGGTGTTACCCTCCCTTTTTACTTTCGTTCATTTGGTTACTCCAACATGACTTTGCATATTCTTCGACACGAATTGGGTAAGTCTGTACACTCTATTAGGCAGTCAAAGTAATCGTCGATCTGGTTTATTTCTGAATTACTGTTGTTATCGACACTTACACTCCAACCACTTAGTTGATTTTTACTTACTAGATTGTGCATTAATGTTCCTCGCTAAGTCTACTATTATGTATGCGAATCAACACTGTATTTACGGTTACAAATTAACAAAAAGAAATGCCTACGAGTTTATACCTAGACAAAAAAAGAGACCCCTTAGGGTCTCTCTGAGGTGTATGTAATACGATATTACATTAGGTTTGCAACTTTTACTCTTCTGTAGTATGCGTTGCTGTTAAGGTTACCAGCAGCTTGTGGATCTGAATCAGATAAAGCAGCGAGTCCTTTAGCAAATGGGTTAAGAACCATTCCATAACGAGTCTTAAACCCGATACGTGGTTGGAATGAATCCTGACCGATTGCTCTGTACATTTGTAGCGGAACGTATGGGCAGTAAAATAATCCTGCGTCATATGCATTAGTTCCTTTGTAACCTACAACATAGTACTGATCAGATGATACGTTTGCTGAGTATGGGTCGATGTATACTTTGTAACGTCCGTTAAGTGTACCAACGAATGTGTTACCTGTATCATCAATTTCACCAATACCACCAACAGCAGCACCGATACCTGAGTTGTAGTCAAGAGTTCCACTCATAGCAAGTGCAGATGCTACATCAGCAGATGTGATGATAACATTACCCTTTCCTCTACGAGTTTCCTGTGCGATTGCGTTTGCGTCTCTCTCAATCTGGAATAGAAGTCCTTTGAATTTCTCAACTGACCATCTTCCGTTTGAGTCAACGTCTAAATCGAACACACCAGCGTTAGCAACGTTTGCTTGAGCACCAGGCTTGGCACCTCTGTAAACTGTTCTAACAACTTCTCTGTTGATTTCAGCAAGTATCTCTGTTGAGAGAATGTTTGCTAACTCAGACTCGGCATCTAATCCGTGGATCGCTTTCAAGTCTTGAGCAAGTTCAACTGAGTAGTCTGCCTTTAACGCTCTACCTTTAGCTTCAACAGCAATTCTGTCGATGCTAAACGCCATTTCCATGAATGCGTTAGATGCTTGACCATCTCCTAAACCTTCTAGATCGCCTGTACCGAACTTACTTGATGCTAGATCATAGTTAGTTGCTGTTGTACCACCACCAGAAGCGTCGTTGATTAAACCTGGGTTTTTCTCAGTTGTTGCTGTTGGAGGTGTGCCACCTTTAGTTCCAGAGAACTGTGCGTCTGGCTCATCGAAGAATGCTTCGTTACCAGTTTGATTAGTATATCTACTTCTCATCGCAAAGATAAGACCAGTAGGACCAGACATTGGCTGAACGCCTGCGATGTCATAAGCAATTAGCTTAGGCATAGCACGACGGATTAGAGAGATCAGAATTGGGTCGAAACCTGCAACTGCACCTGATCCAGTTGTCTGTGTGTTGATAGGACCAACGTTAGTTGGAGCCTCTGTTAGAACGTTACGCTCTTCGTTAAGAGCACGCTCTTGGTTTTCCAAGAGGATTGCGGTAACAGACTTACGATAGTTGTCCTTAATTTCAGGAAGACCATCATGGTTAAGTACTGGTGCCCACTTCTCTTGGAGTTGTTCTGCATTAAACATGCTAGATTTTCTCCGTTCTTGAGATTGTGTTTACTAGTTTAGATTCTCTTAGCAAGTTGTTGTACGTACGCTGACATACTCTCACTAATAGATTCAATTTTTGCTGGCTCTTCAGAAGAGATTTCTTCTGCTACTTCAGGTGTCTTTGCACCAAAGTAACTCTCTTTGATTTGTCCAAGCTTTTCACGATACGACTCTTCGTTTTTGAATTCGACTGCTTCAGCTAGAGAGGTAAATTTATCCTTTTGAACTTCTGCAAGTCCTCTAGAATATTCTGTCAAGATCTCATTTTTATGATAGTTTCCTACCTTCTCATGCAGTCCAACGTTTTTTTCAATTTGTTCGTTGAGACGGGTCTCCATGTCATCTAATTTCTCGCTCATATCAGCTACAATGTCTAGACTCTCATCTGGAACATTGATGTTGCTTTCAATAAACAATTTCTTTAATCCTTCCATAAATGCTTCGGTAACCTCTGAACGTAAACCACTTTCAATGGCTATTTCGTTCTCAGTCATCCACTCTTCACAAGCATATGATAGGAAATTCTCTACGCGACCAGCGAACTCTTCTTTAATAGTTTCGAGTTCTTCACCGATCCTGCGTTCTGCAGTTTCCTTAAGTGCGTCAACTTTCTGAGAAACTTTTGCAGATACTGCAGCTTCAAATACGGTTGTTGCTTTCTTTTGGAATTCTTCGTCAAGGTCTGCACCAGACAATACTGCCTTGATGTCTTCACTGACCTCACCCTCGGAGATTGTCTCTCCTTCTTTTTCTACATCATCAAAGATCTTAGCAGAGAGTGCACCAGGCATACTGGATGACGCACCACTAGGTTTTGTTTGGATTGTAGAATCTTTTGTAGCACCTACAGGAGCAGCTGCTTTAGCACCAACGTTATCTGGTCCTTCAGGCTTCTCGTTTGTGCTTCCACCAACCTCAACAGCACTGTTTTTTAGGTCGGATTTTTGAGGAGGAACTGCACCTTTCTTGATGGCAGCGTCGCCAGTGGCAGCATCTTCCTTAATTGTTTTCTCAGGAGACGCGGTATTTCCGATCACCTTTTTGAATTTTTCATCAATACTTGACATTTACGTAACTCCTTAACGGGTATAAGACTGCATTTTAATTTACATATTTATTTATAAATCACAAACTTCTGAGTAAAGACTCAAACGCGGAGATCTTTCTCTCTGCTAATTCTTGTGATGAGGGAGCATTATCAAGACTATGCTTGATTGCTTCTAACTGTGCTTCTTTGATTCTACCATCAACGAGACACCATTCCTTTCCTTCCATAATACCTTCAACAAAAGCATCAGGTGCAGATGGATCTGCTACTATATCAGCAGCAGTGGAAAGTACAAAGTCGTCAGCGACAATAGATGTAGTACCCTCTTTTCTAAGAGAGCCTAAACCTCTGGATGACACACCTAGTTGTACCCCTTCCTCTAGCAAGTTCTTTGCGATCCTACCCATAGGGGTTTCTAAGAGTTTAGCCTTTCCAATGAAGTTTTTACCTTCGGGCATCAACTCAACGATTTTATGTGAAACACGATCCAAGTTAATTGTTGGACCTTCTGGATGACCAAGTTCACCAAGAGCTCTACCACGTTTGATAAATTCCTCGTTGTACTTGCTGACCTCACGGTTCATAGTATCGTACTTGTACATACGACCATTACGGTTAGTGATTTCGGTTTGTAAAAAGACACCTTTAATGTAGGTTGATTTCTTACCGTCTTTTTCTTCGGTAAGGATCTCTACTGGTTCAATTTGTTCCGTGATCAGTTTCATCTGGAGTTTCCTCTTCTTCGTTTTCATCATTGCGGTTGATTACTTCTGCAGTTTCTTCTGGAGATGCTTCGCCCTCTGGAGGTAATCCAGTGGCACCATCATCAGGAACATGCGGAAACATTCTGTTCGCAATATCTAATTTACTTACGTCTACCGCAGCAGCCGCTTTCACTTGTAACATGTCTTTGAGTTTATCTAGAGCGTCAACTCTGTCATTATCCCAAAGCAAATCAACGATCTCTCGTTCTTGTGTAGCCATAATTTACAGTTATCTAAGATTTATTTATTACCGTTTGTGTTTTGAGCTGCGGGTTTTTGCTTTGCTTGCTGAATTTGTGCTTTCTTCATCTCTTGATCGAGCTCTAGATTTTCACTATCTGCATCCATCTGTTGTTGATCTGAAGCAACCATTTGGACTGGATCAAGTGCTCTACCAGATTTAATATCATCTGCCATCTCAATATCTATTTCTTCCATCTCAGTTTCAGTCTGATTTAGAATGTTAGTGCGGATATATTCAACTGAGAAGTACTTACCAATATAAGGATCCATCTGATTAATAACATTTAATTTCTCAGTCATCATTTCTAAGTTCTTAAGCTCTGTGAAATGATTATCATAAAGATAGTCATATTGTATATGCTCTTTCATGTCATCCCAGTCTTCAGGAGTGATAACTCCTTTCAGGATGAGTTGAGTTTTAAGAGTGTCATGGAATACATCACTAAACTTCTTGCGGAGTTTTCCAACAAACTTAGTAAATTTAAGTTCGTCTCTAGTGATCTCAGCTGACCTTCCGATGTTAAATGATTGCCCTGATTCCAAACGACCTGCAGGAACATTTAACGCTTTGTAAAGTTTTGTTTGGAAATATGACACATCAGTCAATTCTCCAAGGTTCTGACCACCTGGTAATGTAGTGATTTCAGTTCCTCTGCCACCTTCTCTACGTGGTAACCAGAAGTCTTCCATCATTGACATGTATTTTCTGTCGTCTCTTATCTCTCCAGTG